AAAGAGTTTGAATGTCGTAAGGCAGCTTCGTCTTATTCTCGTGCTGCTACTAGTCGCACTGGGATTCTCTCTACAGAAAAGCTTCATACTTACAGATATAACGAGGATCTCTTTAAGAAGGTAACCACTCTTCCTGATGGAAAGAATCATGGATTGGTTTTTATTTTAGATTGGTCTGGCTCTATGCAGCATGTTCTGCAAGATACTCTTAAGCAACTTTATAATTTGCTTTGGTTTTGTAAGAAAGTACATATTCCTTTTGAGGTTTATGCATTTACTTCTGAATGGAATACTCATGATAGAGATTATGTGAATGGTACTTACATAGAACCTAGGAATCAACAACATTATGAAATGAAAGAAGGGCTTTTGGTAGTTGATTCAAGTTTTAATTTAATGAATCTTTTTACTAGTAAAGTTAATGTTGGGACATTAGAGAAACAGATGATAAACATCTGGAGGATTGCAGAAGCTTTTAATAGAAATAGTATAGAGTGTAGGTTTAATTATCCTCATCGTCTGGTCCTTTCAGGAACTCCTCTTAATGAGTCCATTGTATCTTTACATCAGATTATTCCTCAATTTAAAAAAGAGAATGGTGTTGAAAAGGTTCAGTGTGTTATATTAACTGATGGAGAAGCATGGCAACTTCCTTATCATAAAAGTGTTCAACGTCACTGGGAAGATGCACCTTATTTGGGAGTTCGTAAGATAAATGGAGAGAAGTGTTTTTTACGTGATCGTAAATTAGGTAAGACCTATAGGGTTAGTTGGCAATATAATAAATTTACAGATGCTCTTCTTAATAATTTAAAGGATAAGTTTCCTTATACAAATTTTATTGGTATTAGGTTGCTTGTTAATCGTGATGCTAAACAATTTATGAGGTTGTATAATTATGATGGATCTGATAGAATGGAAAAAGAGTGGAGGAAGACTAAGAGTTTTACTATTAAGAACTCTGGGTATGATGCTTACTTTGGAATGTCTTCAACAACACTTGCTCAGGATGCTGAGTTTGATGTTGATGAGGATGCTACCAAAGCCCAAATCAAAAGGGCATTTGTGAAATCACTTAAGACCAAGAAACTTAATAAAAAGGTTCTTGGCGAATTTATCTCATTAGTGGCTTAATTATGTGCATTTACAATGATTGCAAGATCGTTATTGATCTGAACAAGTTGGTCAAAGCAAGACCATGTGGAGTAGATTTAGCAGATGAGCACGTAGATAATATTGCGAATGATTTGCGTAGGAGAATGACTTTTGATTCTCTCTTTGGGCAGGTGGACACTGCTATCTGGGACTATGCAGAAGAGTGTGGTATTGATTTAGCAGATTCAGAAGAGTGTAGAGAGTTTGGATTTACTATCCCTAAGTATGGTGAGATCCAACCTGAACCTGGACGTGAGGATTATTTAAATCAGATTGAAAAGAACAAGAAGCAGTTTGAGATGGTTGATTTGGAAGGAGGATCTTGGACTATTAAAGTACCAAGGAGGAAAAAGAAATGACTGCAGATTGGATAAAAGATATTCCTAATTGGGAGAAAGAATATCCTACTATGGAAGGAGTTAAACTCTCTAAGCGAGAGAAAGAGATTCTTGATGGAGATGAATTAAAATCTCATGAAGGAATGGTCTTCGGTAGAATGTATGCTGATTGGAAAAGGAGGAAGGAGAAATAAATATAAAAAAGTGTCATCGGAAATGAATAAACCTTATGATGACTCCAATTGGAGAGAAGAGTATAAGGGTTATACCTCAAGTAGGTATGAGTTAGATCTGCTTGAGAATGGACCCAAGAGTCTTGCTCAGTCTTGGATGATGGGAGCACTGCATAATAAATGGAAGAAGATGAAAGGGTATAAAGATCCTGAACCACCTGATTGTCAAAGTAGTCTGAAGGAGTGGGAAGAGAGTATAAAGAAATATGCAGATTAGTGAAAAACTTGATGTGATCATAGGATACCATCCATATCATGAATCTTTAAGACAGCCATTACTTGATGATTGCATTCGTGCTGGTTATCATACAGAATCTCCTTATAAAGGTAGAGATGATACTTCTAAGTTTTCTAGAAATACTACTTCCAAAAGTATTAATATAGTAGGTGGTTGGGTTAATACTTTGATTTGTAATAAGTATCCTTATTTGGGACTGCAAGGATGGAAAGTGAATTTGGGTAGTTGTTGGTTTACATCTTATGGTAGAGGGGATTACACTGTCCCTCATGATCATGAACCTGGTTATTTTAGTTGGGTGTATTTTGTAAAGTCTCCTAGGGGATCTTCTCCTTTGGTTTTTACCAGTAGTGGTAAGAGAATAAAAGCAGAAGAAGGAAAGGTTGTAATTTTTCGTTCTATGGTGAAGCATCATTGTCCCAGGAACAATTCTGATCATAGAGTTGCATTAGTTGGGAATTCGGTTTTTGATAGGAAGGAGTCTGAAAAAACATGTTGAGGGTAATTGATAATTTTTTAGATGATCCTTATTCTTTTAGAAGTGCTGGTCAAAAACTCTATAATGAAACTAGTAGAGATAATGTGAGGGATGATAATTGGCCAGGATTGAGATCTTCTTTTTCTGAGTCTTTAACGAAAATATATGTATCTAAAGCTGAATCTGTTTTAGGTGTTAAATTGGATGTAGATGCAGAATCTAAGGGTCCACATTTTCAATGGGTAGATGAGACTTGGATATCTGGTTTGTGGCATACTGATCTTGAACATTATACAATTCTTACTTTTTTAAATATTGATGCTCCTCCTAATACAGGAATTGAGATTGGTGATAATACACTAAAAATGTCAAATGGACGTAAGTGTAGTGATTACATTAATAATTTTGCTTCTGTAAAGAATTCTTTTTATAGATCTTCTAGGAATTATTATCAAAGATATCGGTTTAAGAGAGAATTGGATAAGTATAATGATTCTCCTTATTTTAAAAATACTTGTACGGTCTCCAATAAGTTTAATAGGACAGTTATTTTTAATCAATACCAACTTCATAAAGCACAGAATTTTTTTGGGAAAGGTAAGGATGCTCGATTTACGATTATTGCTTTTTGCAATTCTCCACAACCACTTAAATAAGTGTCCACTTCCCTAAATAAACTGTCTCTTTGTCCTTTATAATAAGATCATTGAAACGCACCACATTATGTTCGAGATCAAAATGACTCGTGAAGAAATCATTGAAGGTCTGAAAGCAAACTACGGAACCGAATTCACTGCAGCAGATGTGAGAGGGTTTTGTAGAATGAATGATATTGCTTATCAGACTGTCACCAAGAAACTGGATCAATTTAAAGTTGGTCGTGGTAAGTGGAATTTGCAAGTAACTACTAAGGTAGTTGAGAATATTGAGAATTCTTTTGCTGCACCTGCAGTGGAGCCTAAATTAGAACAGAACCTCATACCAGAAACAGATGATACCTTCGTCCGCTTTGGTCCTTTTAGCGATCTTAAGGCCATTCTCCAAACCTCTGTGTTCTATCCTACGTTTATCACGGGTCTTTCTGGGAATGGAAAAACCTTCGGAGTCGAACAAGCTTGTGCTCAACTCAAGCGAGAACTAATTCGTGTCAACATCACAATCGAAACCGACGAGGACGACCTTATTGGTGGGTTTCGTCTTATTGATGGTAACACTGTATGGCATAACGGTCCAGTTGTCGAGGCACTGGAAAGGGGAGCTGTCCTCCTTTTAGATGAGATAGATTTAGCATCTAATAAGATTCTCTGCTTACAACCTATCCTTGAGGGTAAAGGAATATTCCTCAAAAAGATTGGTAGGTTTGTCAACCCGTCACCGGGGTTTAATGTAGTTGCTACTGCTAACACTAAAGGTAAAGGATCTGATGATGGAAGATTCATAGGAACCAATGTTCTTAATGAAGCATTCCTGGAAAGATTCCCAGTAACTTTTGAGCAAGATTATCCTGCACCAGCAATAGAGGCAAAGATTCTGGGAAGGGTTGCATCTACTCTAGGTGTGACTGATATTGATTTTTGTAAGAGACTTGTAGATTGGGGTGACATTATCCGTAAAACCTTCTATGATGGTGGTATTGAAGAGATTATTAGTACTCGTCGTCTTGTTCATATTCTCCGTGCTTATGCTATCTTTGGTGATAAGATGAAAGCAATTCAAGTTTGTGTAAACAGATTTGATGATGAGACTAAGCAAGCCTTCCTTGAACTTTATGACAAGGTTGATGCTACAGTTAATTTGCCGGAAGAGAAAGATGTTTAATTTTGGAAAGAAAAAGATAGCAGTAGTGGGAGCAGGAAATGCTGGGTGTTTTACTGCTCTCCATTTTTTAAAATATGGTGCTCCTGATCCCGTTGATATTGAAATATACTATGATCCAGATACACCTATAGAAAGGGTAGGGCAGGGAACTGTCCTTCCTCCAACTGAATTAATAGGAGATGTATTAGGTATTAATTGGGATAATAATCCTCTTGATGCTACTATTAAGACGGGTTTTATGTATGAAGGATGGGGTAGGAAGAAAGAAAAAATATTTTCTGATTTTACATTGGCTCATACTGCATGTCATTATGTACCCCAGAAGTTATCTGATGTAGTATTGAAATCTGGTAAGGTTAAAGTTATAGAAAAGAAAATAGAAGATCCAGAAAGAGAGATAGATTCTACTTTTATTTTTGATTGTAGAGGTAGTAAGAATAGAAATAAGGAGGATTATAGACCTCTTGTTAATCCTTTAAATTCTGTTCTTTTATGTAATAAAGTTGGTGGGGATCCTTCTTTGTGTTATACAAGAGGGATTGCTACTCCTAATGGATGGACTTTCATTATTCCAAATAAAGATAGTCTTTCTTATGGGTATTTGTATAACAATACTATAACTACTAGAGAAGAAGCGAAGGAGGATTTTTTAGAGAGATTTAATTTATCTGAGGTTGATGGGGAATTGGAATTTGAAAATTATGTTGCGAAGGATATATTTGTGGGGAAAAGGACCGTTTTGAATGGAAATAGAGCTTTCTTTTTAGAACCTTTAGAAGCAACAGCAACTGATTTTTATCTTACTATTTGTAAGCATATGTGGGATTATATCACTCAATTACCTACACCAATAGATAAGAAGCAAACTAATTGGTCTGTGGGGAATGTAGCTAAAGAGGTGGAAAATTTTATACTATGGCATTATCAATTTGGATCTAAATATGATTCTCCTTTCTGGAATTATGCAAAGTCTCTTCCTTTTAATCCTGATGATAAATTTAAACGTATGAATAAATTGCCTGGGGATTCTCAAAAGAAATATGGTAATTGGACCCCTAAATTTTTTAAGAAGTGGAGGGAGAACACATGACTATTTGGGAAGATTATATTAAAGCCCTTGAAGAAACATTCCCTGACTTAAAAGTTGGGGAAGAGTGGGCTAAGTGGGAAGCAAAGGATGCTAAATTAGTAGCAAATATTCGTTATGGTAAGCATTTTATCAAAGCAAGAGAGGCTCATATAACGGATAGTAAATCTGATATTTACAATACTATTCTTTATCCTAAGACAGGATCTAACCTTCCTTGTTTTGGTATGGATTTGATGAAGTTCTCAGAGAAGAAAGTTATCATAGTATTTGACTTCCAACATCCAGTAGAAAATTATTTGTTTTCGGTTAAAGGTCTACCGGAAGATGATGGTAAGTATCGATTTTTTGAAATGGGTAATCATTTCTCTAAGAATATCTTTGTAAGATATTGTAAATCTGAAGAAGTCAATGCTTACCTATCTACATTTAAAACTTACTTGACTACTTACAAAGATATGCTAGAATTGGAGAAACCTAACGGTATGGATACCACAGTGTATAAGGATTTTGATGCTTATATGACTAAATTGGATCCGGTTAGGGGATACCTCAAATCCAAATTTGGTGAGGAAAAGTCAGAATCGTTTGTAACTGACTTTTTATTTACTTATGGTTAATGCATGGAGCTTACTTTATGATGAACTTAACGGAACACTTGATGAGGAGTATCCAATTATGAGTGGAGAATATAAGAGTTATCAGGAAGTTCCTCATCCAGAGAATTTTACTGATGATATTACTTTTCGCACGGATGGATATCCTGGAAGTATTGAGGATAGTCAATCTATAAATTTTGATAGCGGTCCTACTGCCATCAGATTTGGAGATTCAATGGTGTTGGATGATGTTTACCCAACTGTAGAACAGTATCATTATCCACCAACTGATACCAAACCCAAACCTGATTTACATAAAGCAGCTAATCAAAAATACCAAGAAGATGAAGGTATTAAGGATCTTAAAGATTATGTTGCTTCAACATATCAAGGACATTATACTAATCAAGGATCTAATGTCCAAACCCTTGATCTTATCCATTCAGTAGGGGATGCAGAATCTTTCTGCCGTTCTAATGCTATTAAGTATTTGAGTCGGTATGATAAGAAAGGACAAGCAAAACGTGATATACTAAAGGCAATGCACTATTGCTTGCTGTTATACTACTTCAGTGGCAACACAAACGATGAAATTACGACCCGTGGTTATGAAACTTTCTGATTCAACACTTTCACTTCTTAAAAACTTTTCGACTATTAATACGTCAATTTTATTTAAGAAGGGAAATAGGCTTCGCACGATTAGTGTGATGAAAAATATTCTTGCTGAAGCAACTATTTCAGAAGAGTTGCCAAAAGATTTTGGTATCTATGATTTGGGACAATTTCTTAATGGAATGAGTCTGCATCAAAGTCCTGAGTTAGATTTTAAAAATGATAATTATGTAGTAATTAAAGAAGGTAGATCTAGGTCTAAGTATTTCTTTGCTGATCCTAATGTTATTATTACTCCACCAGATAAACCACTTACTCTTCCTAGTGAGGATGTTACTTTTGAAGTAAGTACAGAGCAGTTAGAGAAACTTCTGAAGGCAGCTGCAATCTATCAACTTCCAGACTTGTCTGTTGTAGGTGATTCTAATGGTGTGAAGATTGTAGTTAGAGATAAGAAGAATGAAACTTCAAATGATTTCTCTATTACTGTTGGAGAGACTAGTGATATCTTCTCTTTTAACTTTAAGGTAGAAAATATTAAGATTCTTCCTGGAACATATGAGGTAGTGGTATCCCAGAAACTTCTTTCTAGATTTACTAGTAAGAACCATGATTTAACGTATTACATTGCATTAGAACCTGATTCTACATTTGGTTGATGTTTAAAGTTAGTGGTAAGGAATTTGATGATTGGACAGACGCTCAAGATGCGGCTGTTAAGTTGTTGGATGAGGGGATAGAATATGTTAATATAATGCAATGGGATGAAGAACATCAGACTTGGGGATTAATCCAAGAGTTGAATCTAGAGAGGGGTATTGTTTCTCAACAGTTCAATACTCATTCTCTTGCACCTTATTATGTTAGACTGAGGGGATTATGAGGGATGAATTTCTTTGGGTTGAAAAGTATCGACCTAAGACAATTGAGGATTGTATTCTCCCAGAGAATATAAAGAAAACCTTTAGAGATTTTCTAAATAAAGGTGAAGTGCCTAATTTACTTCTTGCTGGTCCTGCGGGATGTGGTAAGACAACAGTAGCCAAAGCACTTTGTGCTGAGTTAGGAGTAGATGTTTATGTCATCAACGGATCAGACGAAGGACGGTTCCTCGATACCGTCCGAAACAACGCAAAAAACTTCGCATCAACAGTCTCATTATCCTCTGACGCTAAACATAAAGTCATTATCATCGATGAGGCAGATAACACCACACCAGATGTACAGTTGCTCCTTAGGGCCTCGATTGAAGAATTTAGTGGGAATTGTAGATTCATCTTCACTTGTAATTACAAGAATAAAATCATCGAGCCGCTCCATTCGCGGTGTGCTGTGGTCGAGTTCGGCATACGTGGAAAAGAAAGACAGGAAATTGCGGCTGCTTTCTTCACCAGACTTAACTATATCTTGGACCAAGAGAGGTGC